CTCATTGGCGAACCATCCCAATACAGATGACATTTTTTTGGTATCATAACCGGTTCCACACGTTATGGTTACAAATACAGTATTTACAAATCTCTTTGTCGTAAGTCTTATCTAAGAATAAAACATTAAAGTCATCTTCAAACGAGCAGACTATTCCTTCCTCCCCTGTAAACTCTGACAAGGCGTAAGCATTACAGCAGTAATAAACTTTTCCCTTCAGATACATGATAAGATTCTGAGGGCAGGCCCCGTCAGGGGTTAATGACACACAACAATCAGCCGGTAATACATCTTCAAGTGGTTCTGTCGGAGGCTCCCTGTGTTCATGCGTGTTGTAAATTGCGGGGGTGTCCTTATAAGATTCTAACTGCTCCCCTGTGGCTTGTGAAGTTGATACTATCCATTCTTTCAATCCAAGTGATTTAATCCTCTCCGGGTTATTGCCGTTTGTCACTAAAGTTACGGTGTCGCAGATATAACCAAACCTTCTTACTCCATATTCAAGGTTTTCCCATAACGACGGTTCACCTCCTGTTATCTCAATGACATCAAAATATAATCCCCGACGCTGGCAGTTGTTGACAATGTATTCTATTTCATCAATTGACATCTGATAGCCTTCATGCTTGCGTCGGGTGTATTTTTGCGAACACCACCGACAGTTAAGCGAGCAATCAGACGTTACCCATATCATCAAACGTGTTATCATAGGTCAGGTGTTATTTTATGAACAGCCCTCTTTTCGTTTAAAGTGCGGATGTAATTCCACAGCTTTGCATTCTTACGTATCAGTTCCGGATCTCGGTTCTTTTCTTCGTAATGGTACTGATGAAACACATAAGGGTCATCTGTTATCTCGACTTTCAGACCCAGGTTCCGGACGTGGTGAAGAAATACATTATCCTCATAAGCTATGCCATCTTTCAGCCGTTCATCAAAGCCGTTAACCTTTTTCAGATTAGCCGGTGTGATAGCCGAACAAAAGTGATAACCCACGGCCCGGTAGACAGGATGATTATACCATGCCCCCTCACCGTCAAATGAAGCCCCTACGGGCCACATCGTCTTTGGTGGTATCTCGCTATCCTTCGGGAGCGAATAACAGCCATAGCTTATGTAATTCGATTCTGTGAGGTTCTTTTCAGCATGGTCTATTATGTCCCCAGCATGATAACATTCTGCATTCTGAATTAAAATGATGTCAGGCTTGTATTCAAGGGCAACCTCCAAACCCATGTTATAAGGGACTGATGAATTTACCCATGACTTATTTTTTACACATAAAACATTTGCAGGGAATATACCACTTTCAAGAAGCAACTCACTGGCCGGCTCTTTTATAGATCCGTCATCAACAACGACAATAACTATGTCCTTTCCTTTATACTGCCGGAAAGATTCAATCGTTTTCTGAAGTTGAGCCTTCCGCTCAAAATATGTAAGCACTATAGCAGTCCGCATTTCCTTAGTCGTTTTATTGCTGAAGAAACCTCTGTTTGGGCCGTCTGGTAATAATACCTTTCATCTTCCGGGAGTGCTGAGTAGTCCCGATAGTACCACGGGACGTGACGACAGGTATAAGGCCTATTTGTCCTTACTGCTGAATAACCAAACTCTTTTAATGGATAGCGGTACAATGCAAAGGTGGTATCGGTGTCAGCCTCAAAATAAAGATCATCCAGTGGTTTCTTCCAGTAAGGAGCCTCAGGCACGTTGCGGATGAAATTGCCCTCTTCATCATTCGGAAGGTCGTTAATCTCTAATGAGAAACCGCACTTGCTAACAGGGTACTTGTCAAGTCCCTTATTTAAAACTTCGAGGAAGTCATCAGGTATGCCCGTATAATCTAAATCGGGATCAGTATATATGAACCGTTCTTTTATGCCAAGTTTCTGAAGTACCGGGTAATCCCAAAGTACTTTATGCCCGTGGTTCTTCGATAGTCTAAGAACTTGATAAGGTGTATGGTTATAATAATCAAGGAGTGGAATGTAATCGGAGGCGTTGTCAATGATTATCGGCTCAATCCCGTGCGAGGCGCACCAATCAGCAGTGTTTATTGTGAGGGTTAACCTGTTAAAATTTATTATTAATGCTTTCATTCTTGACATTGAATCTCATATACGAGCCTCGGAGATATTTTTTCAGAATAAGAATAACTATCGTCATCGAATCCACACATCACAGTGTCTACTTGATAGGACGGAGAAACGTCGGGAGCGTCGGCAATATCATAAACCCTGATATGACAGTCAAGGCAATATTCCCTTTTCTCACACGACATCAGAGCGACAAAAAAGAAAAATATAATTATTATGTTCTTCATCCTTTAAACCCCTTTATCACCACATTACCATTTAACCTTGCAATCTCGCATTCCTGATGCCAGGTTTCCTCATCTTCCTTTGCAAGTCCGTGAACTACCCCTTGCCTAAAGGCGAAGGGGCTTCGGAAGTCATCACTCCGACTAATGTCGGCAGTTCGTTCCGATTTTTAAGTCTGCGTTCCACAGATAAAATGAGAGGCTCCCACTTTCCTCTCTTGTGCCTAAAGTCTTTTCCCTTTCGGGGGGCGGGATGGCATTTGTCCTTTAGCCTGAGTGGTTTTAAAGAATTTAACGGGCGTTTAGGTTTTTGGACAACTCGCTTTCGCCTCTTGCCTCGCTTGACCATGCGCCCGTTATATTGGCAAGCTGTTCCCGGACTTTAACCGCTCAACATTTAAAGCGAATTTTGCGCTACTTGCTATAAGTATGTTTGTGTAAGGGCAGGATTATCCGAATTAACGGGATACCTACAAATGGGAACCTTCAGCAGTTGGCGCAGTTCCACCTCAACACTCCTTAAATGTTCCAACTTTAAGTGCGTCTATTTCCGCCACCTTACACAAACAATATCATTGGCAGGGTGTCGAATTTTTACAGCTAACATGAATGTTGCAAACCTTTATCAGAGGTACGATTTGCCCTCGACACTGGGTGCACTGCGGGGCGATAAACTCCCATGTGCTTTAGCATCCTGCCAAATTTCATTAATTTCAAAGAACTTCCCATAAAAGGGCGGGACTCTCACCCGCCCCTGCACTAACCCAACCCACAAAAAACCACTACTAAGATACTCATAATTGATTAACAATAGTACTGTATCTATATCTATTTTTATCAACAAAAATTAAAGGCTGAAGTTAATCCGGTTAAACTCCCCGTATTATTGATTTTTAATGCGCTCTTTCGGTTCAAAGGAACGTATGTCTTTCTTACGTGGAATATATATCATGCCGTCGTTGTCGATTATCAAGACGTTGTTATTATCTATATCGGCAATCTCACCTCTCAGGATGAATCCTGTCGTGATATACCAATCCCCGTCAATAGGAACTTTTCTTTTCTTGCGCAGCGTAAAACTGACCTCTCCGTAATCGCCTATGTTCATCTTTTCACCCATTATCTTTATGTTTGATTAAACCATCACGGAAAGCGCGCGCCCCCTCTTTGAATCCTAACCATTCCCCCCGTTCGAATCCTTTACTTGATTCACAATTTGCGACATCATCTGCCTTATGTTCAATATCCGCATCCGTCACCTCTTTCAGCTTGGCCTCGTGGTAGGCTTGCATAAGTTCAATTATCTCATCTTTTTCTAATCTACCCACAACAGTAGTTTTGTCGTGGAGTTGATTTTCATAAAACTCTTTTGCAGTCAAGAATTCAGTAATTTTTGATTCTCTCTTCTTGGCTTCGTGATAGGCTTGTATGGCTTCAATCATATCTTTTTCAGTCATTCCACTGGATTTCAGTCTATATCTAAACAGTATTTCTTCTGCAAGTGCAAGTTTGTCTGTCATGGCTTTACTTATTTCGTTTAATTATTTCTTCTTTTGTTTTCATTTCTGATTTTGTTTGATTATTCACATTTTTAGATTAAATGTGTTAAAAGCATTCCATAATAAACACATCAGGCATCACGCCCCTGTTCTTGTTCTTCTGCGCCCGTACACGCTCCTTGTGCTGTTGGCGGTAAGCATTCATGTACTCTCTGTGATACTTCAGCTTTTCGTCTTTAGTTTTTGGTTTCATATTTTAAACCTCCAAAAATCCAAGTTCAACATCCTTCACAAGCCTCGGGATAAGTTCACGATATTTTTTTTCTGTCTCGCAAAACCCCTCAACAGTCTTGACGCAATATATTACAGTAGTTCTGTCAAGTCCACATATTATGCCAACTT